ACTGAATAGTGTAATTAGGTAAATTTAAGTTATTTGTGTTATCTAAATATGTTTGTGATAATTCATTGTAAGCATCAAAAAATGCTTGCAAATACTGTGTAGTATCACTATAGCTATATTGCTGATATAAATACGCCGGGAGTAATTGCTGGGTCATATTTAACCTTGGGCAATAATAACTGCACTAGTATTGGTTTCAAAATAGCTTTCTGAATCTCCAAAAATTAATCCTGTACCGGTTGTTGGTGCGACAATACTTCCGTTAATCTCTACCGTAAATACCATGCGGGAGATTAAAGTTGCCGGTAAAATACTTGCTACTGCTAATTGAAATACATTTTGTAATTCAAATACGTTTATCGGTTGTCCCACATAAATACTGTTAATATAGTTAACAATTGCTGGATTTGCTAATTGAGCAATAGCCGTAGGGGATACATAGTTAGTCGATGTAGTATTCCAAAGTAAAGAAACATTTACAGTTTGCTGTGGTGGATTGACATAAGTAATACTGTAAGTATCTGGATAGTCGTCAATAGATACAGTAATATTTCTTGCGGTTGTAGTTGATCCAACAAGAGTAGAAATATCAAATACGCCAGTAAAAATAGCATTCGCGACTGCATAAGGGTCGCCGCCGCCGACAATTATTTCCCATTGATTTGTACCCGCTACCCGAATGCCGACTAATCGTGCTTGAACTCCAGATACTTTCTGTAATTGAGTTCTAAGAAAAGTTGGCATTCCTTGAGCAGTGGCTAATCCAGCTTGAATAACTTGCGCTTGATAATCAGGTAAAGTTTGAGCTGTAGTGCCAATTACTCCCGCTGAAGGGTTTGTACAAGTAAGGGTAATTCCTGATGGAACAGATGTAACTAATTGAGTTACTGAATTAACTGGTACAGCCCATGAACCAAAAGTTGTTGCAAGACAATACAAAGATGCGCTTACGCCAGTAGAACCAATAATTCCGCCATCTTGAACTGTGTATTGATAAGAGCCATCAGAAACAATAAAACCTCTAGGAATTACAAAACCTACTGTTCCGCTAAATACAACGAATACAGAAGTGTTTGATCCTTGACCTTGTTGAACGCCATAAACAGCGCCCAATTGATAGACAATAGATGCGTTTGCGGTATAAGGACTGATAGAGTTAACTAAGTCAACATAAGCTTGATCTTGAACAACGGCTGCACCCGCGGCTGTAGAAGCCATATCTTCTACTAAAGAGCCGGGCAAATTAGCTGTCAATCCGGGTGCTAAAGCGGTTGCAGTCGCTACTAGCTCATCGCGAATCGCTGTTGGACTTGCAGGGATAGCACCTGCGGTAGTTATAGTTGCCATTTATGTCGCCACCGTAGTTTGAATAGTTGTTCCGTTTTGGAATACAGCACTGATATTATAAGTTGGATTAACCGTATTTTGGGTTTTTAAGACAGTTAAACTAGCAAAATAGGGGGCGTACTGAGTTTGAGTCCTGTTTATTGCCAAGTCGGGCGGGACTTGATTTAATACGGATGAATATGCCGGTATTCCGTAATTGGCATAATAAGGACTTTCGCCTTGATTTAAGCGCAAAGTTTGAGCTAAAGTAGCCAACCAAATATAGCTGGTTTCGGTCACTTCTACCCATTGCCCCGATTCATTTATTCCATAAGTTCTCATGTTGGTGTTCCTGTAGTTCCTGTTCCTGTTTGTACACCACCGTGAGTATGTGTACTTCCGACAGCTTTTCCATTATTAGTCAAACTACCAGTATTAGCAAAATTACCTGTTTGATTAATATCGCCAGTAATTTGCATTGTGGCGCCTGATCCGCCTGTAATATGGAATCCAGCGTCACCAGTAATAAGCCCGTGAACAGTTAAATTCCCTGTAATAGTCACTCCAGCGTTGTCAATAACCATTACGGTACTGCCGTGTACTACCGTTACCCCTGAAGGTACTAAAGTAATAGTGGTGTTGTTATTGGTGTCACGAATTACAGCGCCGTTAGGGGCGTTAATGTTTACAGCGTTAGGATCAACGCTAGACCATTTTTTATTACCAATAGGAACGTAAACAAGGGCGCCAAGGTTAAAAGGAAGATCAAGTGGGGCTAACCCTGTCCCAAGCCCAGTAACACCCCCTAATCGCGCATCCGCAGCGAGGCAAACCCCATAATCGCCAACTTGTACGGGTAATCGTACATAAGTGCTTTGAGCAATAGGGCAAGTAACGGGAGGGAAAGTAAACTCCCCGCCAGTGTCGATTTCAAAGTTAACCGTAACAATCGACCCATTAACCGCAGTAACTCGGCAAGGAAGCTGAAATCCAAAAGCTTGTTGATTTTCCTCAAGCTTACTTTGAATAAGGTTTGATATCGATACCGCAAAGGGGGTTTTTTGTTCGGCGCTCATATCTGGTTTATCGGTGTATTAGGAATAATTGCTTCGATAATAGTAACCCAAGCGTTACCATCAGGCGATCGACTGCTGCCAACATGGTGAATTTTCGTAATAAAAAAAGTGCCGTTAAAAGCTATCTTATTGCGATATTGAGAGTTGTTATTTACTACGTTCAGTACGGGGATACCCGGTTGAAACGATATGTAATCACCAATATTCAAATCGCCGCGCATAACTACTTTAGCTGAAATAGTGTTAATTCCAAGCCAAGTTAAATTGCCAATAACATCTGTAAAAGCAATTTCTTTTGTGGCGGCGGGCGTAATGGCAGAATCTGTTAAGAAAAACCCTTTAGCGGTGGACGTAATTATTGCACCCGTATATTTGGGGTCTTTTTTAATAGTTCTACTTGCTTGGTTAATTTTGGCAGAGAGGCTTAATAAATCAAAATGCTGGGACGGTGCATCTTCTGTATATACAAGACCTGTACTAAAAGAACCTGTAATAGGTGTAGTAGGGTAAGCGTTTTGTAATGCTTGTTTTACTGCGTCGGTTAATTCAGTGCCTTTTTTCCAATTAAAAGTAATATTTTTAAGGGCGTTTGGATCCACATAGCCCGGCACAACTACCAAATCTAAACAAACTTCAGTGCCTTGCCAATTTGCAAAAGCTTGCAAAATTGCACCTTGCACGACGACACCGCGTTGTTTAGGGTTAGCGTAGGGTAAACCCTTAGACATACCTATTTGAACAATAATTCCGCAAAGTTGAACGGTTTTACCGTCAGCGGAAATAGTAGGGTTTAAGTTGGCTACTTGCCCTAAAGCTTTTAAATCAATACCCCAAACTTTAATAAACCCATTAGACGCGTATTGATGGTAAGCATTTTGAAAAATATCTAAATCCACGCGTAAGGCTGAATAGTTATCATCGCCTAATCCTGATTGCGAGCTATAGCTAAACGCTTTAAAACGAGTTGGGTCTTGTAACGGCGGAGTAATAGTAATGTCGTAAAAACGCATTTTATGGGTTTATTTCAATATTGTTGCTACTAGCTCTGTAGACTAGAGTTGAAGTTTGAAAATACCCAAACGCCAAATTAATGTCGTAATTATCTGGTGAAGCTGTCAATGGTCTTGAAAAAATTAAATTACTATTGTTGTCATAAATATTGACGTAGTATCTTTGTCCGTAAAGATTCCATGTGCAAATTCCAACGTAATTTACTCCGTCTAAAGTTGGATTAAATTGAAAATTAGCGAACGGAGTAGGATTAAATCTAATTAATGTTGTCATGATTAATCCGCGTAGTAATTAATATCTGTAGGAATTTGCGGAGTTGGCGTTTGTGTCCAAGTAGCCGTGCTTGGTAATCCATTAGATACTTTATTCATCAACGACCCTAAAATGGATTGCGATTGAGAAGAAGTAATTAATGGTTGCGTAAAATCCCATTGATACATGAATTGCACTTGTTTATCCCCCGGTGGGCTTATATCCCTAATTGAGGTTAATAAACAATTTGCATAAGCAAAAGCAGGGGTTAATACGGTAAAAGTGCCGCCAGTGCTAATATGTTTTTGAATACCAAATTGCAACGCAGTCAAAATCGCTTGTTTAATAATTAAGCCGCCGTGAGTTTGAGCAGGGCAAACCATTAGCATGCTGATATCTAAAGGCTGTTGAACTACCGCGTTTGCGGCTGTAGCAAAGTTAGCAAACGGATATTCAGCTACTTGCCATTTAGCCAATGTGCTTCCGGGTAATGGTTTGTAATGAGCAAAAAACTCACCGTTTTCAATACCGGGTATGTCTAATATTTCTGTTATTAAAGTAACAGGTGCGAATCCACCTAAATAATCAGCAAGTCCGCCTACTAGCCAAATAGGGGCTATTTCAAAAGCGGCGGAGAATGCGGTCTGTCCAAAAGAAGCCATAGTTATTACCTTTGTTTTCCTGCCATTGTTGCGGCTTTCTGACTTACGCCATCGCCGGTATTAACATAAATATCTGTTCTATTAGGGTTAAATAATTCAAGATGATTAGGGTCTTTAGCGCCTAATGGTCTATATAAGTTATAAGTTTCTTTAAGTTCATCTTCAGTATGCTTAGATAGAAATTGTTTTAAGCTATACATTGACACATCCACAGCGTTGCCACTTATATGGTGACTTCCAGCGCCAGCAACAGGTCTACCTTCTGCGGTATACCACTGTCCGTTTATTTGATATTTCTTTAATGCTTCTTCTTGCGCTAAAGTTCGTTGTCCGCTAATAGGAGTTAAATCCGCCATTTTAATAGAGGCGGCTAATTTTTCGTTAACACCTTGCAAGATTGCAGCGTTGCTATCTTTACTGCTTTGTGCGGCGCCTTTAACAGCATAATCGGGCATCCACCAAGGTACTTCTTTTTTAGTTTTGTCTATATCTTGCGGCGTTACTTGATTTTTCTTATCAACTAAACCAAAAAATACGGCTGCGTTATAAGTAGCTTCACCTAATCTTTCAAGTGCAGTCAAAAATACTTGAACATCTTCTTTTAATTTAGGCGAAGATAAATAGTCTGCAAAATCTTCAAGCGCTTGTTGAGTTTTTTTACTGCTTAAAAAAGCGTCTAAAGCGGTTGCAATAGCTTGAGTTAATTTGCCTAAAGGTTCTGTTAATTTGTCTAAGTTTTTAATTAAAGAATTTTCAATGACATTTCCAGCTTCTTTAATTTTTACCCAAAACTGTCTAAAAGATTCGTATTTTGATTCATCTACAGCAAAGTTTTTATCCCCTGTTCTTAAAGAAGAAATCAACCTTGCAAACTCTTCGGGTTTCATGTTTCCAACAGTTTGTAATTGTTCCTCACTCATCACATCTTGTAAGCCGGGCGTTAATGCTCGAGCTACATCAACATTTCCGCCAGAGGCTTTTACAGCTTCTCTAGCTTTAGTAAGGATATCTGGAAGATTTTGGAAAGCGTTTTTGTTTAGGTTTCCGCCTAAAATGCCAACTTTGTATTGCTCAGTAAGTGTAGTTTGTAACCTTTGAATGTTAGCCATTACACCTTCAATACCGCCAAGGTAGGG